GAGAGTTTGGTGACCTTCACGGTCTTATACCACGGGCGGTCAATCTGCGATCTGGGATCAATCTTGCCCTCTGGATCGTAGAACAGTGTTACCGGCTTCCCGTAGTCGCCGATAAATTCTCCAAAACGGCGCATATTCAGTGGGCTGGTGAAGTACATTTTACCTTTGATCGGCACTTGCTGTGGCGCCTCTTCCGTCACTACGAAATCGTATTGAACGCGAGAGACGGACAGCTTCGTCTCGAAGCCCGTCCCGTCGATGCCTCTGAAAAAGGACGCATAGACTTGCGTCACAATGTTGGAAGGGCGAAGGTCCCACACATCGCCTGCTTCATTGGTTAGCCATATTGTCGGTCTCATTCGTCCTCCTACCTGACGACTGCGCCCATCCCTTGATTGAGAAGGTCAACGAGGAGTCTGTCCTCCAGTTCGTCTGCAATGATTTCTGCGTTCTCTCGTCCGACTTCGGTTCCGTCTCCGGAAGCGTTGACGTCGAGATTGATGTCTATCGTCTTATGCGAGTTCGTGTCGTAGGTCGTTTCTGCGCTGTATTCGGCGTCATAGCCCATCTGCGTGGCTTTGTTGTCGACCTCGTTCATTTTGTCGAGCAGACCGTTTGCGCTGTCCACGGCGTCCGTGGAGGCGCCTATAAACCAGCCGATGATCTTGATCAGAAGCAAAAGCGCCACCGATATGGCCGTGATGATTCCGAGCCACGGTCCGGCTGCTGCCGTCAAAGCGCCCATCGCCGTTGCCTGCCCGTAGGTTGCTGCGGTATGTCCTATCTTTGCCGCTGTTAGTGCCTTGACGACCGTCACGATGCCGGTTGCCAGTTTGATGATGGTTGGTAAAACAAGCGCGACGCCTACAAGTAAAAGAAGGAATTTCTGCTGCGCCGGATTCATGCTTCCCAGCCAGTCTGATATCTTGGTAATGACCGGAATGACCGCCGTCTTCAACAGTTCGACGAGCGTCTCGAATGCCGGCATTGCCGATTCCATCAGTTCCATGCTGGTCGCTTGGTACCGTTGCTTCAGTGCGAGCATCTTATTTGCCGCTTCATCTGCTTTGGCTGCTTGTTCTGATGTGATGATACCGTTTTCCAGAAGCGCAGCATCCAGTTCGTTCAGAACGTCGAGCTGCGTTCCTGCGATAGTCGCCACATCAAGTCCTACGTCACCGAGTAGCCCTTGCGCGATGATCGCCCGTTGCGTTTCGTCTGTAACGCCACGAAGCGCGTTATAAATCTGGTTGAATACCTCGCCGTTAGTCTTGTTCTGAATGTCCTGCTGCGAAAGTCCCAGTTGCTTCAGATAGGTGAGGTATCTGGCGCCTCTTCCGGCTGTGATTGACGTCAGCATCGATCCTACTTTATCGAGTGAACTGGTGTAGGCGTCTTGGTCTTTTGCCAGCATTCCGAGACGATTCTTCCAGATCTGAAGCTCTTCGACGGTCGTCCGATAATGCGTCGCTTGATCGTTCAGTTCATCGCCGACCTTGACCGCCGAGGCAAACATTGCCACGAGGGCTGTCGTCACGCCCAGCACGACCTTCCTCACGGCGCTGGCTGCTTTCTCGACGCCGTTCAAGCCCGACTGCAGCTTTTCAAGTTTAGCATTTCTGATCTCGGAATTCTGCCGGGAGAGCTGCTGGTTCAGTTCCGCAATTTGCTTTTCGGTTGCTTCCGCTTCCTTCGTCGTTCTGGCGAGTTGTCTGTTGTATGTATCCTGTGTTATGGCTCCGCTGTTGAAGTCAGCAGTCAGCCTTTTTTGTTTTTCCTGCAAAGCGGCGAGCTTTTGCGTCGCCGTCTGCAGATTGGTCGATAGAAGATTGAACTTCTGGCGCACCTTGTCCACGTCGCCGGGGTTCATCTTCAGGTCTTTGTCGAGCGCTTTCACATTTCCGCTCGTTTGCTTGATGTTTGAATTCAGGCTTTTGATTCGCTGGTCCAGTTCATCAAAACTGCGCCCTATTTTAGCCATAGCGCCCTCCTATAATTTTTTGTCGATCTCGGCATCTATCCGGGCATTGATTCTGTCCGTCATGCCTTTGAGCTTTCGTACTGCGTTTGAGATAAAAAACGAGCCGGCACGACGAGGTGTTCCGTAATTCTGGATATTCGCTATCTTTTCGTAAGGCTCGCCGTTTGGAGCGTTGCCCTCGAAGGTCACCGAATAGCCATAGTACGATTTGCCTTTACTTTCGTCACGCTTGACGGTATACGACCGTTTCAGCCCTCCCGTTTCAACGGGTATCTTTGGCTCTACGCGCTCTGAAAAGTTCTTTACTTCCTCGTCTATTACCTGCTCGCCTATCTGCCTTGCATGGGCGCTTACGTCGGCTATGCCGCCTAAAAAAGAAGATATTTCTTCAGTGATTCCGTCGTTCCATGCCATATCATCCCTCGGTATCATCTACCGGCTCATCGGATAGATCGATGTAGTCGCCGGACGGATCCCCGGCTTTATCGTCTTCGTGTAGCGCAATGGCAAGATTGACCACGTCCATGATGACGTTCATTCCGTATTTCAGAATGTCAACCTGAAAGCCGAGCTGCGCTAAACTGTAGAGAATGTAGCTGGTGGTTCCGAACCGCTTTATTTCGGGATTTTTCCGTGTTGTGCTCGGTAGCTTGAGTTTTTTTTTGCGTTATCGTCGTATTGGATCGCCAGCATTAACAATTCCAGCGCAAGCTGTGGATCCTCGAAGCACTCCTGTGGGAGTATTTCAGCGCCTGCTGCCAGCGCCTCTGCGTGGTCGCTTTCCGGGAGCGCACAGACACGCATAATGACCAGAAGCAGGTCAATAAGCGAAAGTCCGCAGATGGCGTCTGTATCCTGTGCCGCGCGTAATGCCGAGAATACCACTTCCGGTTTCTCCGCGAGCACTTTGAGCTTGTCTTCAGCCGTCTGTGCGCCTTCGTATTTTGTGATCACCTCGACCAGATCGTTATCGACAAGGTCGAGAAGTCCTTTCTTGTAATCTGCGATTGCGTCGCCAAGTTCCACACCGGTCAGGGACTTGAAAAGCGGGAAGAGGTAGCCGTTAGCCATGAAGACGATCTCGTCTACCTCTTTGCTTTCCGGGTTCTCGTATCGGTATGTCTTGACATAGCGCAATGGGTAGCGCTTAAATGCCATAGGTCACCTCTCCGTCATTAGTTGCCCGTGCCGCTTGCCGGTGTCTCTGCCGGTGTCTCTGCCGGTGTCTCTGCAGGCGTGTCCGGCGTGAGCTCGGTCGGGAAGACGATAGCGTCTTTGTTCGCAAGGAAGGCCGTAGCGTTCTTGACGCTGTTCAGAAGCCTGTAGGTTCTGCTCCCGAGTTCGCCGTTCGTCTTCGAGAAATAGACCGGGTACGCTTTGCCTTTGAGCTTGATTTCGGCGATAGCATTGTCGTCCTTGCTGATTGTTTTGATGTCAATCGCCGGAAGCTCGAAGGATACCTTGTGAAGAATGACCTTGTTGATGCTGTTGGCGTTACCGGAACGAATGAGCTTGTCGATGGAAAGCCCGAGGAAGGCGACCTCGTCGTCCTCGTCGCCAACCACGAAGCCGTCTGCTTCGGTGTATTTAGCGCCAAGCAAATGGCACAGGTCCTCGATAGGAATGTCGTAGACCGTGAGTTCAACGTCACCGGTTACGGCGCCCTTGATCACATCCCATGCCGGATCGTTGCCGCTGGGGACTTCTGTCACGGTCTGGGTAGGCGTGAAAACGAACGCCGACTCACCTTGCCAGCGGTAGGTGTCCCCTTCGTAGGCGGTACAGCCTGCATTCAGACGTTGCGTCTGCAGGTTCTGCTCGCCGCGGCTGATTACTTTTCTGATGCTTTTTACTGCCATGGTTCTGTTCTCCTGTTAAAAATTGTTTTGAACGAAGAGGATCTCCCTATTCGTGTATGGTTTGCCGTCTTCTCCGGACGGCACAGCGCCTTCTCCGTCACTGCTGATAGACCATAAGTCGTCAGCGAGTTCGTCGAGAAGAGCATCTGTAAAAACTTTGAACGCGTTTTCTGCTGTGGCACCTTCCTTTTCGTAAAAGAGGAACGGCTCGTCGAAGTAAAACGTGAGCGCTATCGTGATGTCAAAACTGGACGGGCGATTTCCGGCGTAGTAGCTCTTCACCTCGGCGATGTTATAGACGCAGTATAATGCGTGTGTCTGCCCGTCAATGGTGACTTTCGCTTCTTCCGCGACTGCCGGGGTTGAGTTCCGATAAAAAAGCGGACTCGGTGCCTCCCGGACTTCGTCGTCATTCAACGCCCAGCCGTCCGACCATCCGCTTCTCTCGAAGATACTTTCGAGTCGAGCGATGGCTCTGTTCTTGGCGCTCTGAAGGTTATCTGTCATATACGTCCCCTCCGTATGTAGTCTCGTCATTAAAAGCGTAGGCGACAAGCTTGAGGTCGGTTTTTTCGTACTCGTACTCGTCGGGCTTCGTCTTCAATTTATAGGTGCGGTTCTGCTCGTCAATGAAAACGAGCTTTTCCCACTTCTCGAGGACGTCTGGGTTGTAGCCGATAATGATCTGAACTGCCACGGGGTGTCCGACTGCATCGTTCATCGTCTTTTCATTCGGCGTCAGGTCGCGTATGTGCGCCCACAGCCCTTTGCTTTCGTTGCTGTGTATGAAGTGCCGCGTGAATGTTTTTACCGGTTTTTCGCTCGTCGCGGAAACGGGATAATAACACCTCACTTTTTTGCCTTTTACGATAGTCGCCATGCTACGCCTCCGATTTAATCAGAAGCGCTTCACATTGCGTTGCCAGAATAGTGAGCGTTCTTTCGTTGTCCACGCTATCAAGAGTCCCCCGAACGAATTCAACAATATACTGGTTCGATAACGACTCGAACTTGTTCGCATTCGCCTCGGGCAGCGTCTTGCTGGACGGGCTTTGCGTATCATCGTATCCGATGGCTGTGTATAACGCCGCTTTCGCCGTTGCGATTCCGCGCTCGATTTGAGTGTTGATGTACGAGAAGTCGTCCTTACGAAGGGCGTCTCTCACCTGTGCTAACGTGATATCCATTCGGGGTTCCTCTCTTGGTGTTTATTTAGGACTGACCGTTCGCGCCTTCAGCCTGTGCAGACTCTTCCTCGGTCGCGTCGACGTCACGGCAAACGATGAGAAGGCTCTCGGCATTGACCACTTTGCCGTCTGCGATGAGGGTTGCTTTGTGGATGGTCTCGTCGGTGTCTTCGTCGATGTACTTGCGAAGGACGAGCTGGAGATTGCTGTTCAGGACGTACTTGCGGTCGTCGAAGAAGTACGCGAAAGCGGTAGTCTTCGAGGCGGTCGCGCTGCCGGTGATGCTGTCGAAATCAGCGACGCCCTGATCCTCAAGGATGACGACTTCCTTGCCCATGAACATAGGCACGAGGTTGCCGCCGAAGCCCATCGTTTCGAGCGCGATAACCTTGCCATTGGAGTCCTTCATACCGAGGATGTGCGCCTGCCAGTCAACCTTGTTGATGTGGAGCTGCGCTTTACTCTGAACCTTACGGGGCAGCTTGGAATAGACCTTGATCCATTCCGAGTAGTCCTCGACCTGCTTGTTGTTGAGCTTCACAGCGTGTGCGCCGTAGAAGGTGGAGTCGCCGGTGAGGATACCGGTGGGCTGACCGACGCCGGTTCCGACCGTGATGGCAGTGTCGAGACCTTCGGAGACGGCGTCCACGAGGGCTTCGAGAAGTCTTGCCTCGAACTGTTCGAGCGTCTTGACCTCGGTTTCGAGGGAAATCGCGAGTCTGATCTGACCTTTGTAGCCGGAGAAGCTGATGTAGCCGGTCGTGGCTTTGAGTCTATCAGACTTGCTGTTTTCAGCCACCCACGAAAGCGTAGGCGTGAAGTTGATGGTAGGAATGTTCATCCCTGCCGGGTAGTTCGTCTTGGTTACCCTTGCGAAAAGGGAGCCGGCATAAGGATTGCGCTCATAGAGCTGGCTGGTGATGGTTGCCGGGATGATTACCGAGGTCACGCCGTCCGTGGTCGTGGACGCATCGTTTCTCTTGAGAATGTTGCTCATCTCGCCGCGCATCATGTAGTTCATGAACGCTTTTCTGTACTCGAGAGAGCCGAGCACATCGTTTGCTCTCTGTTCGGGAGTGCCGTTATCGGCGCCGCCGACGACGGGAGCGAAGGGTTCAGCGGTCGCTCTCAAAGCGACAGCCTGTCTGTTGAGTTCGTTTCTTTCCGCGATGAGGTTGTTGGTCTCTTCATCGAGTTTGGCGATGTCTTCTGCGGAAGTCTCGGGGTTCTCGGCGAGCGCTTTGATTGCCGCCATGCGAGTGTTGATCTCTGCCTGTCTTTTCAGGATTTCTGCGAGTTTCATGTTTCTTTTCTCCTTATTTGGTTAGAATGTTGATTTTATGTATCAATGCCTGACGCTTCCGCTCGTCCAGCGCTGCAGCTCTCTCGTCCAGATCACTGCGGCGTCTCGCATAGATGCTCGTTTGAGGGTTGGCTCCAAAGTCGACGGCTGAAACGTCGAAGACTCTCTGAACCTTGCGAACGTAGAAGGTGATTCTGTCTTCCTCTTCTACGATCTTCTCGCTGTCGCGCTCTTCAGTGAACGCCCAGCTCATTTGTGATACGGTGCCGCTCGACACCTCGAGATATAGGTCCTTGCCTCCCGAAGTTGGCAGAAGGTTCATCCGGACGTCCACGCGGTCTTCCAGAACGCTGATCGTCAAGCGCCCACGTTCCGTTTTGCTGGTCGTTCTTGCCGGTGTGCCACGGCTGTCCCCGTGATTGTATTTGACCGGCACGTCGGTGTAGTCTGCGTCTTTGAAGGCGTCTTTCTCGATCACCTCATAGATGTCCTTGTTGCCCCAGCGGAACAGTTTGTACGCCTGATCGAAAATCACAGGCGTTCCGCAAAGGATCAGGTCTCCGTCCTCACCTTCCTGCGGTTCGGCTCTGACCTCCATCAGCCTGCGGTAGTCGTGGTAACGGTCACGCAGTTTTGCCATTTCATTCTTATTCATCGTTTCCGGCATCGTCTTTGCCTCCTTCTGTCTTATTATCTTCCTGTGGGTTCTTACTCCCTTTGTTTTTGTCGTCTTCGGCGCCGTCATTTCCGTCGCCTTTATCGCCATCTTTCAGGCTGTCGTTGTAGTTCTGCGAGGTGACCACGACGTCCCTTTTTCCTTTCGGAACGGGAAGACCGAGCAGGTCACCGAGCGTTCCGAGCGTAAAGGCGCCGATCTCTCTTGCGGCGGTGAAAATCTGGAGTCGCGTTTTCATCGAGAGGTACTGCATCTTTCGGTCGCTGTATATGATTCGGTTGCCGACGTCATATTCCCGGTCGGTGAAAAGTTTCCGCGTCATCTCCTGCGCCGCTCTGGAGAAGAACTCTTCCGGCGTGCGCTCATAGTAGGCTACCATCTCGTCCTCATTCGCCGTGCCGGCGATTACCTTTTCCGGGCATCCGAAGAATTTGTAGACCGCTTGATTCCACGCATTCGCCTCGGCGTAGGTCGCCGTCTTCTGTGGGTTCTGCTGGATCGGCGTCAATTTGAACGAGCTATCCGAGAAGGCGACGCCTATCGGCTTGCCGTCCTTAATCTTGAGGTAGCTGTTTGTGAACGCCTCGGCTCTCTTTTCGAGTTCGTCCTCGGAGAGCTTCGTCGAAACCTCGCCGATAAAACGTATAAACGCGCTTGTCAGGATGGCATTTTCTATGCCCTTGTAATTGAGGTTGATCAGATCGATGACCTTGCGGATCGGGTTGTTCGCCAGCGTATCTCCGAAGATGACGCTCGACGTGACCTTCCGGGTGATGTGGATGATGTCACAGTAGAGCGCTTCGAGCCATTGCCCGTCGACTTGAAACCTGAAGAGCATCTCTCCCGTAGCAATTCGTTTGAACTCGACCGAGCCGGGATCAAGGCTCCAAAGGGCGACGATCTTCCCGAAGGGATCCTTCTCAACGTATATAAAGGCATTGTTGTATTTGTAGTAAAAATGCGCCGTTCGCTCCCAGAAGACCTCGCCAGTCTCGCAGGGATTCGGGCTTAACTGGAGCAGTTTGTCCAGCTGCGGATAGTCGCGCTGTCTCTCGCCGTCCTGCTTGATCAGGACGCTTTGGAATTCCACCTTGCTGCAGTAGTAGGCATTCGTCTGAATGCACGAAGCCGCCGCCTCGTTCTCGAATACACCGGTCGGTCCCACGCAGTAAACCGGCGTGATGCCGCCTTTCCCACCCAGTTCGATGACGAGTTGCTTCGACTCTTCCACCTGTTTGGTTCTCTCTTTTTTCTTAAAAAGTGATAAAAGTCCCATTTTTACGCTCCTACGAATTCGTTATAGTGCTCGACGACTCCCACGAAGGCGTTCAGCATCGTGGCGAAGCCATCTATTTTCCGCATATTGTTGTGTCCTGCCTTGCAAGGCAGTAGGTTCTTGTTACGCACGTCTTCCTCGACGGCTACGTTGGTCAGGCACCACTTGACCACCGGGTTGTTGTTGTAGTTGATGTGCTTTGCCCGGAGTTCTGCGTCTAACCGTTGAAACGGAACCGAGAGCGTCTTGCTTCCTTGTTGGCATCTGATCAGGCAGGCACCTTCTCGGAAGCCTTCATTATTGAGGTCGGTCACAAGGTATCGCGCTGCGTATGCGTCGTAGTAAATCCATCGGTAGCAGAGTTTGTGCTTTTCCACCATCTCGCAGACATAGCGGACGATCTCTTTGTGGTCTATCGAGTTCACGCCGGCGACGCGGATGTAGCCTTGCTCCACCCATAAGCGCCAGACGTTGCCCATCCTCGGATCCTGCACGACCTTGCCGTAAAAACTCGACGAAATCCAGAACATGGTCTCGACGCAGTATTCGCGCTTTTTGTCGTCGTAGATGAGCGTTGAGAAGCTGGTCAGGTCGTTTGTCAGCGATAGGTCAAAGCCACCGATGGCGTCGTAACCTTTGAACTGCTCGATCTCGAAGGTACTTTCGTTGTTTATGTCGTCGTACTCGAAGTAGGCGTCGCCTGAAATGCCGCCGAGGTTGAAGTGCTTCACCTTCACGGCGTTCAGGCTTTGGGGCTTGTCGAGCGCCGTCTTGACGGTATCGCGCATCGACTCGTATGTCATTATCGTACCGATGCTCGGGTTCGCCTGCTCCCAGTTTGCCTCATTCTGCCAGTCGCTCGGGTTGTCCAGTTCGTACAGAAGCGAGAACTTCCTTTCGTCGTCAATCAGCCCGTCGATGATGTCGCAGCTGTTCTTGTATTCCGTGTCGAAGAGTCCTTCCCGGACGTATCCCTTCGTCGTGAGCATCAGGAACAGCGGATCCCTGACCGATATTTGTCCGTTATAAAGGATGTCGTATAGGTCTTGGTATAGTTCGTGTACCTCGTCCAGAATGACGACCTTCGGCAGTTTGCCGTCGAGTAGGTTCGGCGTGTTTGCCAGTGGCATGAATACCGAGAAGCCGTTCTTCCGGATATTCTTGATGTCGTATTGCCGGCGCTTTAGCATCGTCTGAAGCTGCGGCGACTGGTCGAGCATATTCGCCGCTTCCTGCCAGATGATTCTGGACTGCTGCAGGGCGTTCGCCGCCGAGTAGACCTCGTTGCCTTTTTTTGCTGTCTCAAAAAGCGCCACAGGGGCGACCATCGTCGTCTTGCCGTTCTTCTTGCCGACGAGGATGAACACCCTCTGATGCTTCCGCAGGTCTGTGTCGCGCTCTACGATGCCGTAGATTGCCGAAAGCGCCGCCTTTTGCCATAACAGGTATTTGATTGGCTGTCCTCGCCATTCGTCCTTGCTTTGCTTGCAGAATTTCTCGCCGAATTCTATCGGTCGCGCTGCCAGCGTAGGGTTGTAGTACCAGCGTGGATCTTTGCCGTCGAGGATCGGGAGCAGCCTTTCGTATTGCTTCTTGACTCGCTTCGGAATGTTTACCTCTCCGCGCTCCCCGGCGTTGAGGTATTCCTCTATCCAAAGTTCGCCCATTTTAGTCGTCTCCCATGAAGTCTTCAGCAGGGCTGCGGTTTGCTTTTTCCTGTCTTACCGCGTAGGCGGCCCGTCCTGCTGGTGTCAGTGCCAGTTGTTCAGCGAGAACTCTGATCGTGGCGTTGTGTCGCTCGATCTCCCGGAGGATCGGGTTGACGATTTTCTTCTTTGTCTCGCCTGCGGTCGATTCTATCGGAATGCCTGACGCCGAGAACTTTCCTCTCGTCGAATTGGAGACGTCGGTCACGAGTATCTTCTGTTCTTGTAGCCATTCCTGATAGAGCCGGTCTCGAAGATCGACTTCTATCACGTAACTGGTGAGGACGGCTCTATCGAGGTCGTTCAGCACCTCAATCTCGAGCGTCTTGTAGAGCTTGACGATACGGTGCCACTCTCTCCGGGCGCCGTCTGGTAGCCACCTCGGGCAGATCAGTTTCGTACTTTTGACTTTCGGCACGAGCGCCTTCTGGCGTTCTATCGCGCCTATATCCTTGTATGATTCATT